GTGGTTGACGTACGAACTGCTTACCCTTACGTGAGCCTTCGCGCTTTGCCTTAGTAGTGGCTGCATACTCTGATGCAGATAGCGACTTGATAGCTGCTTCTGGTAGGTAGCGTTCACCTGTCTTAGCAGAAGGCTTACCTGATTTAGTGCGCCACTTCTGCTTTGTCCAGTTTTTCAAACTCTGTTGAGGTTTCTTCACGATGTGTAACCCCCACCTGCCTTCTTGTAGCGTGATGCAAGTAGCTGTGCCTTACGAGCAGACCACTGCCCAGCATTACCACCCTTTGTCCCAGCTTTGATACTGTTAAACATACGCTTACGCATAGTAGGTTTAGTGTAGTTACCTGCCTCGTTCACACGTGACTTATTAATTTTTAGTTTTTTCATAACACCATCCTAAAGAAAAAGGGGAGAGCGTGAACTCCCCCCTTAGGTATTTAAGCGTTGGCGTCAAGCAGTGCGATACATGATGCAGGACGCAGGACGTTATGACCCATTGCGTACTTAGCAACCATGAGCGTACCCTGACGGTTAATCTGGTACTCAGATTCCATGCCCAAGTCAAGCAGCTTAACTGTAGCTACTGCTTCTGGTGTAAAGACAAAGCCTTTAATCAGAGAAGCTTCTGCTACCATATCACGACCATCAACAGCGGCTGTTGGAAGATCATAATGAGTAGTGCGGCCTGAACCAGCAGTGTTTGCTAGTGGCTGGTTGTCTGATGTCTTACCCTCAGCAGCATCACCTATGGTGAAGTTAGTGTACAGGTTAGACACATCAGCGTGGTTTGACATGATTACAGGAATACCTGCAATAGCTGGAACCATACCTGAGGCAACAGAACCGTTACCACCAAAGTCTTTGTTCATGTATGTCAGCTTTGAGCCATCAGACACATCCATCAGTGCATAGTACTGTGCTGGTGGAAGGGCTACTACAGCGTTCTCAGATGGAACGTTAGCAATATCCATAGTCTTCTTGGCGTCAAAGATAGCTTTAGCAATCTTAGCAGGGTCAAGAAGGTCAGCAGTAGCTGCACCAACAGTCACATTGCCAGTAAAGTCTTCTTCTGTGAAGGCTTTGTAGTCTTGAATAAGACCAGCAGCGGCTGTGGCGTTAGTTGACAGAGCAGCCTTAACGAGCATACGTGCTACGTTACGGTCAGCTTCGTTAGCTAGTGCGATACCAGCTTCCTTTGAGTAGATAGAACGTACATCGTAGTGGTTGATTGCTTCATCAATGTTAGCAATGAACTGGCTAGAGATGAGCAAGTCATCAATAGTTACGATACGCTCACCAGCGCGGATAGAACCACCAGTGATTTCATTTCCAGGCGTCAGGTATTCAGCAGTTGCGCGACCTGTCAGTGGGAATGAGGCAGACTTGCCCTTTGAGATTGTACGAGTGCGTACTTTGTCCATAAGGACTTTCTTCTCCTCATAGGCTGTCAGGACTTCGCCAGCGTACAGCTTGAGGAACAGGTCACGTACGTCACCTGATAGGTTATTTTGACCCTGAAAGCTTACGCTATATGCAGGGTTTGAAGCGGCTTGTGCCATTGTAATTACTCCTTAGTGAGTATAATGTTGAGTTGAATTACACTCTGCATTACACTACATCCTTTCTCCAAGATTGTCCCTCGCAAGGGGTCAGGGGTAATCGTTTGTTATGTTTGCTTCGTGTTAGGGTTTCCCCTTCTAAATACATAAGGGCGAGGACAGCATTACCTGTTTCCTCGACCTGACACCTGCCCAAGCAGCCGTATATAACGTCCTAAGGTAGCGAATCTTCTGCACGTATGACGTAACTTCGGTGGTGTAAACCTATATATTTAGAAGGAGAGGGGATTCTTATACAACCCCCTCACCATATGCAACATGTTAGAACAGGCTAGAACGAGAGAGCTTATCAGCTACCTGTTGCCTGTAGGCAGGGTCTTTAGCGTATCTAGGGTCACTCATAGCAGTAGTAAGTTCTGCATTACTATCAAAACGCCCACCTGTGGATACAGAACCTGTGCCACCTTGCATAAGGTTAGGCTCTGCCTCAGAACGATAACGTGCATTAAGACCTTGAACAGCGAACCTAATCATATTAGGGTCTTGTGTGTCCATCGTTGCATTAAAAGCATCTACCTCACTCTCAGGTAAGTTGTTAGATGCCCACTGAACCATGTCAGCGTATTGTTCTGCACTTCCTACAATGGAGTGCATGTCTGATGTCATCTGTGCAGTCAGAGCATCCTGCCCTGCTACCCAAGAATCAACCATACTCTGTGGGAAGCCAGCCTCTTCCAAAGCTTTATAAGCTTCTGAGGATAGCTCACCAGTTTCGAGGTACTCTTGTTGGAATACATCAAAGTCAAGTCCCTTACTATCTAGTAGTTCGGAGACTTCTGATAAGGATTCTTCACCAGTAGCTTCTTCCACTTCTGGCTCAGACTCAGGCTCTTGTTGACCTTGACCCAGCTTACTCTCTAATGCAGAGTAAGCCTTAGCCATATCTTCTGGTGACTTAAATTTCTCAGGCAACCACTCAGGACGTTCAGGGTCTTGTTGATTACCTTCTACTTTTTCCAGCATCTCTTTTACATGATCTGGATTCTCAGGTTCAGGTTCTTGATAAGTGTTAATAGCTTCTGCCATTTGTTACTCCGTTTCCACTACGCCTTTAGCTAGTTGTGGTGCAGCACCCTGTGCCATACCCATAGCTGTTTGTTCTAACATTTGTTGCTGTTGCATTTGTTGTTGCATCATCTGTTCTTGTTGCTTCTGTTCTGCTGACTTAATAAGTCCAGAAGTATCAATACCAAGTGAGGCTGCTAGTCTATCTATGTAGTCACCCAAGTTCATCTCATTAGCAATAACTTCTGCCCCTAGTGGCTGTAGATATTGCAAGAATGTTGCGAGTTTGTTTAGGTCTTGTCCTCGTCCAAGTGCTTCGATACCTGTAACAACAGTAGGTTTAACACTATCCTTAGGCATACGAGGCATCTTGCCCTGCTTAGTCAATGACTCTAGTAGCAGGTTGATTAACGGAAGCTGGAACTCCTGTGATAGAATAGAGTATACTCCACCTAGTGTAGTCTCTAGCTCCTGCGCCATGAAGCGCACTTCTTCTGCTGTGACTCGCTCTGCTGCACGTTGTACGCTGCTATTCAATAAGAAGGCCGCAGACAGACGGTCATTAATCATACGCATAGTCTCTAAGGCTACACGGAAGTCACTTGACTTTTGTACCTGTAGAGTAGACACATCATTAGCATCACCAGATAGGAACGCACCGTTAGGTGCTTTAGCTAAAGTTGCTGATTTAGTAGCACCATTAGGACGTACTAGGAACAGAACTTTAGATGAAGCTGCACTTCCTTGTACAATAGCTTGGGTCAATGCTTCCAAACTACGCAAGTCTCCAATGTACTCTTCGATAAAACCACGCCCATAATCTTCACCATCAATACGGATAAAGCGTAATGGAATGAATGGGTTCTGGTCTTTCTTAAATGTTCCACGTGAGTTAGGAACTTCAATACCTGCTAGTTCTTGATGCACATCAAACCCACGCTTGGTAGTCTTGACGCATGTGTACAGGTCATAATTCTTTACAGGTGTGTCTGTTGGTGGTATTAGTTCTTTTACTGCATCAGGTAGCATCAATGGTGATACTGTTTCCTTAGTAATAATCTCCAACAAGTTACCCATTGCGTCACGTTTAGTAACATAACGGTCAGGTCTATATACCTTCATGCCACCTTCTTTGGGCATATATACTAGCGCATTACCAGTTACGATAAGCAGCTTTAGTGCCTCAAAGACAGGTACACGAATAGCTTTGCTCTCAATCTCCTGCATAGCCGCACGTTCAATACGTGCAAGTCCTTCTTCTACTTGTCCACGATTATCACCTGCTATTTGTTGCAAGTCAAAATCATCAATGGTCAAGCGAAAGAAAGGACTGTTAGGGGGCAGTAGAGCAAGAAGCAGTTTAGACGCTAGGTTGTTTACACCCCTCGCTCCAATGCCTTGATACGGTGTCGCATAGATAGATGAACTACTATGCCCTTCCTCTGGCATAAGAGTAGGGATGGTTAGCTTTGCTGCCTCACGGCCTCGCTCAAGAAACGTATCACGTTCACCCTCAAGCTGACTGTAGCGTTTAGCTACTGTACCTACTTCTTCTTCCATTTGTTTATCCCTTCGGAATATTTAGACCAGACATACCTTCGCCGCCAACTTGTGCAGCAGCAGTCTGTCCAACCAATGCTCGTTTACCACGGCGTCTACGTCTAAGCTGTTTACTACCTGTTACTTCCCCAGCCAGTTGTAGTTCTGACTCATCCATATCACCCTTACGTGCGCCTGTCGCAGAAGTAGCTGCTGGTGGCGGTGGTGGTGGCGGTGGCGGTGGTGTAGGACGCTTGGGTTTGCGAATAATGCCACCCATACTATTGTCCTTTAGGTATCTGTAGTCCAGAACCTTCGCTGGCTACTTGTGTTGATGTATCTTTAATAATGTCTTGCCTCAATGCTCGTTTACCCTTGCGCTTCTTTTTAAGCTGTGTTGACTCTAGCTCTGTATCGTCTAGTTCAATGTCAGGGGTCTTTGTTACAGCAGTAACAGGACGAGCAGGGGCTGGTAATGGGGCAGGTGCTTTACTGCCAAATAGTCCACCCATATCAATCTTCCTCAAAATCTTGGTTTTGTAATTCAACAAGCTTCTGTATAACAGACTGTTGACCCCTGAGGAAACTTAATTCCTCAAGGGACACTTGTTCATGCGGAAGCTTATTAGGATACAACTTTTGTAGATGGTTTATTAAGCCATCAGTTATATGGAAATCGTTACCTAATACTTTCATTTCTAAAAACTTTCGCTAATGTTGTAACTTTAGATGTCTACTATCTCACATGCACCAGCAGTACATGCCAAAGTCTGACTACCAGATGTACTATCTACCTTCTCATATAGAGACAAGGCACTCCAATCAATGCTATCAGGCATCTTCTCTTTAAGTGCATTATATGTAGCTTTATCAATATCTTGGTAGGGTGCTTGGGCATATGTGTGGTCACTGTGTGGCAGGAATGAGATGCCTGAGCAGATGTCAAAGTTCTCATAGACCCACGCACCTACTGCCATCCACTCCTCATCCTTGACTGTGATAGTCACTGATGGTTTGTGTTCACACCAGTTGAGTGCGTATGTCTTCCACAACTCAAGCTGTTCTAGTGCTGTCATATCATCACGAGTAACAGCACCTGCTGGTGATTTAGTAGGGAAGCTGAACACTGTAGTAGAGTCAGGCTTCATCACACACGGTTCAGCAGGGATACCACTGTCCTTCATAAACTGTGTCAGTGGGTCTTTGTTATCACCACGAACAGTACGAATGTAGTACTCACTGTGCCTTGCATGAATACCAGAGGCTGTGTCAGTAAGCTGTGATACAGTACCAGAAGGTTTCACACATGTGATAGCTGCTGATACTGACACGCCAAGCTTCTCAGCATACTCAGCATTGGTATCAATGGCTACCTGTTTCATCTCAGATAACCAACGCTTACTATCCACGTTCTTAGATAGTACAGGGTTATCCATGATGCCTGTTAGTGAGACACCAAGTAGTCGCTCTTCCTCTGTATTCTTCTGCCAAATCTTACGCAAGTAGGGCATCTTAGTAAAGGTAGATTGTGCTGTACCCAGAATGGTAGCCAGTCGTACCTTACGGCGTAGGCTTTCTAATCCATCAGACTCACGCACTACTACTTCTGTTAGGTTACAGAACTGGTATGGGCGTAGGATAATCTCTGAGCAGGGGTTAGTACCCCACTCATGTCCTGTCTCTCTACGTCCATTCATCTCTACATGTTTGTCTGCTGCTACACGCGAGAAGATGCCACGCTCACCTGACTTACTCTCCACCAATGACAACCACTCACGCATGAAGCCTTCCATGTCTGGCTTGTCTGTGTAGGCTACAGAGTTATTAGCCAACGCACGTTGACCCTCATTCTCCCACCAGCTACCAGACTTGGCGTGTGCCATGCGTCCATCACTCAGGTTAGACAGGCTAATCATAGCTGAACGGCGTACACCACCCACTACTACAACCTCACCAATCTTACACATGATGTCGTGACATTCAATACTGTTTAGCTTACGTCCAGCAGCAGCCTTGAATTTGGCTACAATGAATTTGAATAAGTCTTCTAAGGGTTCAGCACCTGAGGCACGTCCACCGAATGTCTTTAGCCTTGCACCAGCAGG